GATTCTTTGTCTCCATATGTCAGTACCGCCCCTTACCACAGCCTTACGGCGGGTGGGGTGGTCCGACAGCTCACTACCGGCCCGCGAGGGCCGGTACGCACCGTTCACCACAGTCGTGGCGAACGCATTTGCTATCCTCCGAAACGAGGACAGCCTCAATAAGTTCCACGTCGATCAGACGGGAATCAACTTGTTCGGCGCACTGCCGAACTCTTATTTGCGCCACATTTGCAGTGGCAGCAACAACTACTATGCGCCAACCGGATCCGGTTGGTCGTACGCGGTGCAACTTACACCGTCATTTAGGAGGTTCCTGTTAAGGAAACTCTACTGGTTCAGTGGACTGAAAGACGTCCACAAATATAAGCTATATGCTATGTGCCGGGACGCACACAGCTGGGTAGGCCTGTCTAACTTACTGCAGACGGCTGAAGGCCGGGTAATTTCCGGTATTCTCTCGGTCGGAGACCGGGTAGATTATAGGGACTATGACCGTTTAAACGTGTCAATAGTATCGAACCTGCTTAACGACAGCAAGTTCCAAAAGAAAATGAAGACTTACCTGAAGAAGGTAAGACTATTCTTCTTGAGGGGAGATACTCCCCCCAAGGCCACTAGGGAACTATCATTTCTGGTTCCCTGGATCAACAAATGTATCTCTGACTGCAAAGATAGGGATGAAGCCGCATATCGGCTCACGACCTTTTGTCAAGGCCGTGCAATGGGAAATCCGCATCGGGATCTCATTTATGATTCTGCCCAGAAATGGGTAGAGAATGTAACACAGAGGGACCCGAAGGTTCCGTCTGAGTACAATCTAGAAAAGCTAGATGAATCTCTCCAGTTAACTGGGGTGAATATTGACGCAGTGCGTAACCATGCAAGGGTTACGCTATCAGGATCCGCCTGTTTCGAGGCGGGTCGAAAACGCGGCGGCAAGCTAGCCGTCGCAAAACGAATTTTAGAAATTCCCCTTATCAGGAGAATCGATTTAGAGACCGGCCTGGATACGGCCGAAGTCATTAGGCCCCGCGATAAACCAGGCGAGGCCCTATTCCACTATTCTCTCGCAGAAATGCGGGACAATTTTGAATCTTCGATGCGCGTGAGGGCATCGAACGTTAATGAAGGCGGGGCAAAATCCCGCGTAATAACAGCTGACTCGTTCCATCACGGAACGGTTCTTTCTCCTTGGTCACATATGTGGCTCAAGATTTTGCAGAACTTCCCCGCCGCAAGGGCGGGGGTAACAGAAGGAAGGCACGGATGGGCCTTCATAAAATCAATCACGGCCTCTCGGCCGGATTTACATTGGATATGGGAGACCCTGGTCAGGGCCATCTCGACGGATCTGTCTGAAGCAACAGATCACCTGTACTGGTCCGCCGCAAG